GACCGAGTTTCAGACGTGCTTCTTCAGGTGAAGGAGCGTCGTCCAAGGCTCAACCCTCTTCATGAACCAGTCTGAAAACTCCCTTACAGGGGGAATCCATTCTGAATCCTTCAGAAGCGTAGAAGTCAAACAATTGCTTGTTAAAACATCCTACCATTGAGCCGCTGAATTCTTCCGATACCAATAGTTCTGCTAAACGTTTGATACGGGAACGTAAAACAAACTCTGTTTGTTTTATGTACCCCATCTCAACCGCTGCTTCTCTATCGGCATCAGCAGACACTGCAAAATTAGGATCTTCCTTATCTTGGATCGCCTTGATTACTTTCTCAGCCTCTTTCCGCGAGACCTTAGGCAGTTTCCCCGATCCGTAATGAATCGAGAAATCCTCAGGGCTTGCCAAACGCTCTAACAATCATCGTCAACTAACAATTCCCTTTTTGTAAAGAGAAGTGTAGAAAGAGATAATCGAAAAGGCACCATGCGAAGAAGTGGGTTTCGCCCATTTGTTCTTCACAGTGGCTAGCGCTTGACTAGTCATAAAGCCTGAGATTCCTTTCTCTCAAACTTTTAATCCAAGTGCCACACGGCCAGGTAAGTTGTTCAGAGATGCTAACATCTTCCAACTCAGTGCGGAAACATCCACACCAAGATAGGAAGTACGTTTTGCGTACTCTACTACCGGAATCAGCTGTTTCGACACAACTGATTTCGATAGGTTTATCCCAACACCAATGCCCTCGCAAGCTTCTAGATACTTTTCTGCAACAGTTTTATCAAATATCTGAATATCATCACCTAGTACCTCGTACCCTGAGAATCATCCTTTATATTTAGTAAAGAATGAGACCGGGTAAGAAGACCAAGCGCAATATTGCACAATAATATGATGAGTTACTGCCAGCATAGCCCACGAACTTAAAGCACCCATCGGTTGTCCGACGGCATACTTTACGAACGGTTGACTAATACCATAATCGTTCTTTGGTATAATATACTCACGACCAACTAATAGGTCTCTCCATGCCTCAGCAAGCTTAGATCCAAACATTACTGTAAGGATCGTCACTTGAAGAGACATAGGGAGTCTATCAGTAGCTGCTGAAAGGTCATACCCGAAGGCACACTTACTTTCTTTAGCTTTTTCAACACATCTTTTAAAAGATGCATCCTGATCGAATGTCCCATCATTAGGCAAACTTTGGAGTAATCCAAAGAGTGCATCATGAAGAGGACGGAGCAGTGATTGTGTCCAAATATCGACTATCGCAAAATTTCTCAGTTTTCCTGCAGCTTCCTCCTTAAAGGCTATTTGGCCAATAGGGATTCTGCCAGTCGCTTGGAATAGTTCCAAAGCGGACTTCTTCAGTGGTAGGCCTCTTGTTAACTCCTTTGAGTGAACAAAAAGCTTTAAAATATCTTCAACCTTAGTTAAAAGATGATCATTCCCACTTTCCAAACAGAAAGTTTTGAAAGCTTGGAAGACATCAGAATGTCCCAAACCAAATGCGTCTGAGAGAAGACCTACTCAAGACTTGGAGTTACT